CAACTCTAGCAGATAGCTTTACAACCGATCCTCTTGAAAGAGCAAACAGCATAAAAACTCTTAACGATGCTCAAGCTGCATCAACTTATTTGAAAGTAAAAATGCTGCATGATGATTGGACTGAAGAAGAAGTTGAAAAAGAAGTAGAGCGTATTCAAAAAGAGCAAGGTATTATTGTTGACACACCAGATTTGAGAACATAATATGGAAGATATAAGAAGAGTTTATTCCCAAGCTGAATTGGATATAATAACTCGTATCACGAATAAACTGAAGCGAGGTAAAACATTAACTTTAAGTCAGTGGGAACGTGCAAAGTTGAATGAACTTAGACAATTAACTAATGGCATTAATCAACAAGTTATTTCACATCTAGCTAAAGAGAATGAAGATAAACTTGATGATCTTATTAGATTAGCTTATCAGCAAGGTAGTGACTCAGCCGTAAAAGATTTGACAAAGATTAAAGCTAATAAAGCAATTAAGAGTGAATTTCTACAATCAGATATAGTATCTATACAACTACTTACATCTGAGCTAAATCAAAGCCTATCTCAGACACACTTACGTATATTAAGACAGAGCCAAGATTATTATCAACAAGCAGTGGCGAAAGGTTCAAACTATGTATTAACTGGGGCTGGTACTCGATTAGAAGGAGCACAAAAGACTCTTAATCAATTAGCAAACAAAGGTATCACTGGTTTTGTAGATAAAGGTGGTAGAAACTGGAACTTATCTTCATATGTTGAGATGGCTACTAGAACAGCAACAGGAAGAGCAAGAATAGATGGCAATATTAATAGATTTGCTACTAATGGAGAAGACTTAGTAATTGTTTCAGGACACTATGAGAGCTGCCCTATTTGTGATCCATGGGAAGGTCGTATCTTGAGTATTAGCGGTAAGAATCCTGATTATGCTTCAGTACAAGATGCAAGAAGTGCTGGTTTATTTCATCCCAACTGCACTCACAACTTAACGTTATATGTTGAAGGGTTGACAAATCCTAAAAATGTTATCAAACAGAAAAAAGGTAGCAATTTATATGAACAGCGGCAACAGCAACGATATAATGAGAGAATGATTAGGAAATGGAAGCGAAGAAAAGCTGCAAGTTTGACTGATAGTGAGTCTAAGAAAGCTCAAACTTTTGTAAGTAAATGGCAGAAAAAACAACGTGGCTTAATTGATAAGACTGAAAGAAGAAGAAAGTACGGTCGTGAACAAGTTGACAAACCTCGCTAATTATTATTACAGTCAAGAACTAAATGACTTTGAAGAAGAATAGAACAACTCGACTTTTTGGTATTGCAGTCGTTAAAGAACAAGAGGTTTCATGGTCGACACCCATGTAAAAAAGCGTACACCAATACGAAGGGATGGTATTAATTATGGATTTGAAAAAACTTTTAGGAGAAGAATTGTTTGAACAGGTTGAAGCTAAGCTTAAAGAAGTTGATGACAAAGATGTAGAACTTTTTATTGCAAGCGAGAATGATGGTGACTTTGTGAGAAGGAATCGACTTAATGAAGAGTCTGATAAAGTCAAAGAACTACGCTCTCAACTCCAAGATTATGATACACAAATTGAAGAACTTAAGAAGCACGCAGATGCATCCTCTGAACTCCAGGACAAAATTAAAGAGATACAAGATGCTAAGAAAGAAGAAGTTGAATCTTTGAATAATAAGTTGAGACAAAAGACGTTAGATAACGAAATTGAAAAAGAATTGATCAAACGTAAAGCACGTAACCCAAAAGCAGTTAAGGCTCTTCTTGACAATGATACAATCAAACTTGAAGAGGATGACTCAGTTGTCGGGCTTAGTGAACAGCTTGATAAGCTTCAAGAATCAGATGATTATTTGTTTGAGAGCGCTGAAGCAAGGAAGAAGAAGAAAGCTGGAGATGACTTTAGTAAAGAACAAGATTTTGGTGAAAATGATGAGTCAGAGTTAGATGCTATGAGAAAGATAGCAGGTTTAAAAAAATGATATTAAAAATAGTGAAAGGATGATAAACAATGGCTAACACAATTAACAAAGCGAAAATGTATGTTACACTGTTAGATGAACTTTATAGAGACGCACTGAAAACTGATGTTTTATCAGCTCCATCTGAATTGATTAGAGCTGGAAATTCTGCTGGAGAAGTATTAATTCCAAAGATTACACTTGATGCTCTTGGAGATTATAGCAGAGCAGACGGATATCCTTCAGGAGATATTACTTTTGAATGGGAGACACACACATTTAGTTATGACAGAGCAATTGAGTTTACACTTGATAAGCAGAACAATTTAGAAGCACTTGATGTTCCATTTACAGCAGCATCTAGTCAATTTGTAAAACAATATGCAGCACCAGAAATTGATGCAGTAAGATTTGCTGAAATGTATGGATCAGCAGGAACTACAGTACAAGCAGATCTTACAGTTGATGACACAGTTGAAGCAATTGATACTGCAATCGCTGAGATGAGAAATGCAGAAGTACCCAAAGAAGATATGTATCTCTTCTTAACTACAACAGTACTAAAGAATATTAAGAACTCTGCATTGTTTGCCAGAGATATAAACACAGTTGGAGATCGTTCTATTCCTGCTTATGATGAAATTCCAATCATAGTCGTTCCACAGGGTAGATTTTATTCTGCGATTACTCTTAATGATGGAGCAACTGCTTTTGGTTATGAAAAAGATGGAACAGATGGTACTGATCTTAACTTCATGATTGTTCATAGTCAAGCGGCACTTCCAGTTGTTAAGCAGCAGGACATGAAGATATTTACACCTGAACAGAACCAAACTAAAGATGGTTGGTTAATGCAGTATAGACTATATCACGATATTTTTACTCCTGACAATAAAGTGAATGGTATTTATGCCCATGAAGCACTATTGTAAGGAAGTGATATAAATGTTAATTAAAAGAAGGTCAATAAAAAGGCGTGTGTCAAAGCATGCCTTTGAGACCAAATTTAAAGCTTTAGGATTTACAGTCGTAGGCAAGGATAATAGTTTAGAGCAAATGTCTCATGATGAGTTATATTCTTTAGCTCAAGATTATGATATTTATAGAAGGACGAAAATGGATGATGAAGAGTTGATTGAAGCAATTAAAGCTGCGCAAGTGAAGTAAAAGGAAGTGGTATAAATGGTTTATGCGACTACGACAGAATTAGCTGAATATCTTGGAACAGATGAGAGTAGCTTACCTGAAGATGCTACAAGATTGTTAGAGCGTGCTTCAGAGCTCATCGACTACATTACAAGAAATAGGGTTGATGTTTCTATTACTGAACATGAAAAAGCAGCTAGGAAGGCGACCTGTGCACAATATGAATGGTGGGCAGAAGTTGGTGATGAACTCGGTTTAATGAGCCAGATTAGTTCAATGTCAATTGCAGAGTTTAGCTTCTCTGGAGGTTCATCTCAACAAAGTAAGCTAAAAACAGTTGCAAAACGTGCTGAGCAATATCTTTATTTAGCAGGATTGTTATATAGAGGAGTTGGGCTAGTATGAAATTGCCCAAAGCTTTGCAACCACATGAGGTAGAGGTAACATCTTATCTTGGGAATAGCGCGAGTGGACCAATCTATGCAGATCCTTTTACTGTAAATGGTTACTTTCAAGAGACACATAAACTTGTTGAAAACGATGAAGGTGATGAAGTAATGAGCAACTCTCAATTTTTTACTTCAGAACATCTTGATATTGAAGCTAAGTCTCAGATAACATACAAGGATAAAAAGTATGATGTAATCACAACATCAATTAAAACAAATGCACTCACGGGTCTTGCAACTCACATGTCAATTCACATGAGGTGATAATATGAGTTTTATATGGTACGGAAAGAAAGTAAAAAAGCAAAATAGAAAAGCAGGCAATAAAGCTCTTTGGAAATATGCAGAAGCAGTACTTACACAAGCTAACACAAAAGTTCCACATGATGAAGGTACTTTAGAACGAAGTGGTATTGTATCTCAAGCAAAACTACCTAATGCTCAATCAATTTTTAGTCAAGCAGATAGTGGTACTCCAAATGCTAAGTTCGATTTTGCTAAAGGTGAAATGCGATTCTATATTTCTTACAATACTCCATATGCAATTAATCTTCATGAGTCACCTGCAGGTGAGTTTAACTTTCGTGATAAAGGTGAAAACAAATGG